ATCTTGCGACCTCCAGCCCGTGGACCTTGCCCGGCAGGATGAGCGCTGCACAAACAACCCCAAGCACCACCATGCACGCCGACACCAAAATGGCGTAGCTGAAGCCTTGCACAGCACTGCCTCCACCGGCCAACACCGCAATGCTCACCGCTACTCCCACGGCCAGTCCCACTGCAGATCCGACTTCCTGAGTGGTGGTCAACATGCCGCCGGCCAACCCGTGATCGACGTCATCAACGCCTTCGATACCAGCCACTGTCCACGCCGGAAACGCGATGCCATAACCAATGCCCGCCAACAACGTGCCAGGGAGGATGGAAACGGCCCAGGGCGCATCCACTGCCAGCGATATACCCAGCAGCGCGAGGCCTGCGATGAACAACGTCATGCCGCCCAAAATGACCGGTTTGGTGTCCACTTTGGCAATCAGCGTCGGCCCGGCCCAGGCGCTGGAAAGCGTGAACGCAATCGCCATCGGCAGCAGTCCCAACCCCGTTTGGGTGGCGGTAAAGCCGAGGATTTCCTGCATATAAAGCGCCACGACGACAAAGGTCGGGCCCAGCGCGGTATTCGCGAGCAGCGACACCAGGTTCGCGCCGCCCGTCATAGGGCGCCAGAAAATCGAGAGGGGCATCAACGGGTATTCAACCTTGCTTTCTACCCAGACGAACACGGCGAGCAACCCCATCGCCAAGGCAATCAACCCATAGGTGACGGGAGACGACAGCCCGACGTGCTCGCTATTGGCAAACGCGAACACCAGCGTCGCGGCACCCGCAGCAACCAACATCGCCCCACCGATGTCAAGGCGCCTCGCGGCCATTGCAACATCGCGCTGCCCCGTCGGCAGGTAGCCTGCCAGAGCTATCACCAACATACCGACGGGCACGTTGATCCAAAGCACCCAACGCCATCCCAGGATGTCGGTGATAATGCCACCGAGGATCAGGCCCGCGACAAACCCACTCGCCGCTACGGCCGTCCAGGCACCCAACGCTCGATTGCGTGAAGCTTGATCGGGGAAAAGCGCCAACAACAATGAAAACGCCGCGGGTGAAAACAGTGCAGCGCCAAAGCCTTGCATGGCCCGTGTGGCGATCAGCATGGCCGGGGATTGTGAAAAACCACCGATCAAGGAACCAAGGGTAAAAATCACCAGCCCGGTAAGGAACACACGTCGTCGGCCAAACATGTCGGCGGCGCGCCCACCCAACAGCAGGAAGCCTGCAATGGCGACACCGTACGCATTGATGACCCACTGCAAGGCCCCAGGCGTGAAGCCCAGGCTTTCCTGAATCTGCGGCAAAGGGATCATGGTGATGGAGAAGTCGAGCAATGCGACGAACTGGGTCGTGCACAGCAATATGAGGCAGAGTCGCCAGCGAGGATTGTTCATATAGGCATCCCGGTTGATATAGTTTTTCTAAAGTCGTTCGGCATCGCGAAACAGCGCGTATCATCAGGCTAGCGCTCGAAGATCGGAAACGATCGTTTCTAGTCACTGTCTTTAGGAAAACTAAATCAAATGGCAACCTCCCTGCCTTACCTTGCGTTACGCACCTTCGTTGAGGTTGGCCAACGCGGCAGTATCAAGGCGGCTGCCCAGGCACTGAGCGTCACATCTGGCGCCGTAAGCCAACAGATTCGGCTGCTGGAAGATCGGGTAGGCATAGCGCTTTTTACCCGCGAGAGAAGCGGCTTGCGCCTAACCGAAGCCGGGGCCAGCGTTCACCCTGCCTTGCTCCAGGCGTTCGAGCACATGCAGGAGGCTTTACAGTCGCTGGAACAGATCAAATCCCGGCAGACCTTGACCGTCAGTACCGTTGCCACGTTCGCGGCGTCATGGCTGGTACCGCGCCTGGGTCGTTTCAACCTGCGATACCCGCACATCGAGGTGCGGGTCGAAGCGACTTCTGCCTTAACAGATATGCGCCGGGACCGAGTCGACGTTGCGCTGCGACATGGGCTGGGGGTTTATCCCAACCTGCAGGTCACGCGCTTGATGGCGCCGGTGTTGGTGCCCGTGGCCAGTCCTGCCCTGATGGCCGCAAGCGCCCAGCTCACTGAGCCGCAGGATTGCCTCAACTTCCCACTGTTGCATGACTCTGACCGCGCCGACTGGTCCTTGTGGCTCGCAGCACATGGCGTTGCCAAAGGCCCACGTGCTGAACGCGGGACGGCGTTTGAGGATGACTTCCTGCTGATTCGCGCAGCCGAGGCCGGCCAGGGGCTCGCCTTGGTGCCCGTGGAATATGCGCGCGCGGAAATCGATGCGGGCCGACTCGTGCAAGTACTGGATAAGCCTTGGCCTGCACGCTTCGCCTACTATGTCGTGACTCGGCCGGACGCGATGCAGCGCGATGAGGTCAAGGCGTTTGTGGAGTGGATCATGGAAGAAGCACAGGACACGACATAGCGGAAGGCATGATCTGGCTGTTTTGGGTCGATTGTGTTGAAAAAGTTGGCCCTTCCAAGCTGCGCATGTACTGACTGCTGAAAATGTCTTTTTTGCGCGCAGCTACGCGAAATCTGAGCCCGGAACCCTCTGCTCAAAGTAGAGATTTCAATCTCAAACGCGTACTTTTCTGCCGTGGAAACCATGGTCGACTTTTTCAACAGAATCGGTCGAGAGCGGACACTCATGACCTTGGAATGGGCTCCCAATCGCCAACTGCTACGCTGTTCACTCCACCAGAGGACCGCCGATGCCCAACTCAGACCTACTCCCTTCCCTGCTCTCCAAGCTCTACGAAAACCAGTTGGCCCTTGAGGCGTCCATCATGGAGATCTCGAACTGGGTCGAGCAGCGTGGCTCCGCTGATGTGGCCGAGAACGTGCGTGGCGCTCTGCACACCATCGACGAGAACGAAGAGTTCATCAAGCTGACCCTGGCCGTCCTCATGGCTCCTGACTGATCAGACAGTCAGCGAGCTATCGCCCTGACATACGCCTGGCACGCCCGCAGCGCGATCAATCCTTGATCGCCATCACCGGTGATGGCGAGAATTCGTTGAGCATGCGCTGGGTCAAGTTGGGCTCGCGCGGCTCCATGAACCACGCCGACGGCGCCGGGGGTGGCAGGCACGTTGCAGCCACTGGCTGAATCCGCGACGTCGAGAAGGACTGACAGCCGGACATCAGAAGTGGCAAGGTGATCGCGTAGAGCAGCCTGGTTGCGCTGGGCATCGGATAATTCCCTGGTGTGTTGTTGGTCCTGGCCGGCGAGCTGCTGCTCCAGGGCCAGGCGCTTGTCCTGCTCGGCGCGTGCTTGGGTGGCGGCGGCATTGGTGATCGCCGCCAGGTCATCCTTGTGCAGAACTGCCTGCTCGGCGAGCTTCTTACCCATCCGCCAGTCCTGCACCTGCCAGGTGCCGGCGGCACTGATGACCATCGCCAGCAGGATCGCGGCCAGGATCTGCCCGGCCGTCATCACGGCACATCCTTGAAGAAGACGTGATGCCCCAGGCGCAGGGTCTGCTTGGCCTTCGCCGCCCAGGCCGGAGCCTTGGGCATGGTGGTCGCGTAGTAATGCGTGGCGCCGCCGGTAGGGTCGGCCACGGCGGCGGTGATCACCTGGTCAGCCGCGCGCTGGGCCTGGGCAAACTGCGCGGCCGGGATCACCTTGGCGCCACTCAGGTATGCATAGTTCGGGTCGTTTTGATTCCAGCAACTGAACTGCCAGGGCTTCAGGCACACGCCTGCATAGCCCTCCCCCCACCACGACTTGTCCTTGCCGTCGAACACTCGGTTACGGATGGTCCAGGCCACGGCGATCTGTCCGTCCAGACCTTCGCCACGGGCCTCACCCCAAAGGGTGCGCGCCAAGATATCCCAGTCTTTTTCAGTTACGGTCATACTTTTCTCCATGCGAAAAAAAACCGCACAACGGCGGGGATTAGAGGTGAAAACCAGCTTGGTTAACTTGGGCGCGCGGTGCAGCCCCAAGGGGAATATTGGCAATACAGCTATTGCGATAACGAGTTCCAACAACGTTATTATTTGACAGCTTCTAGATGGGGCACATCGCTATCATCTGCGCCAAATTACGCATAGCAGAAGGAGCGCGTTAATCGTGTTGAGACCCGCCAAAACTACCAATCACCACGGATGGGTTTGGGTCTATAAAAAAATCAGACGCCTTGGATTTTCTCGTTTTACTGCTTTTTACAGGGTAAGCCTCTACGTTCTACGAGGAGATACCGGAACTTTTAGGTTCAAATATGGCTGGCAAAAATTCCGCTTCCGCCGTTAATTACGGATGGCGCCGGGCTTAAAGGTTTACCTAGCCCGACTCGTGCCCGACCCGGGCGATGAATGCGGCGGCGCGCGATGTGCCGACAATGCCATAACGATTCATAGCCGTGTTCAGGACAGGAACAAAAACGCCGGCTTGGTGGCCGGCGTTCGGGAGGATCTGCAGCAACTGCTGCTCGGTAATAGGCATGGCTTTTCTCCAGGCAAAAAATACCCGCTCATGGCGGGTGGCGGTGTTCAGCGGAAACTCAAGACGCTTGTGTAGGGCCCAACCGATTGATGGTTGCGCGGGCGGCTGTGCGTGCCTCTTTGATGTCGTCCGGGATGGGCGTGTCATCCTCAAGCAGGGCGAAGGCATGCCAGTTGGTCTCATTCAGGTACGCGCGGGCCTGGTCGAGGCTGACCTCATCCGCCAGATCCTGCTCTGTCTTGATCAGTTCAAGCTTGCTCCAGTCCACCATTTTCTTGTTCCTCCTGAATTTCTGGCAGTTCAATCACGGGCGGCGCGGGTGGCGAGGTGTCAGGGAACTTTACCGGACCGCTGCCCGCATCGATTACGATTGGCTCTACTGGATTGCGGTATTCCTCGGGGCTGTTCCAATCGACAGGAAGACACAAAGTAAAGTTAAGAACTCCGTCAATACGTTCGACGTATTCCGTCTCTACGAAAAACTTATTACCAACCGCGCTACCCGGCAAGCGGTATCCTGTGGGGATACCAGACAAATCGATTACATCCCCATTAATAGTGATTACGTCACCTTTAACCGATGCGTCGAGCGGTTCGTCCGTCAAAAACGGGAATAGTTTAATTTTCATTTCCAGTGGCTCATGATAATACCTTTTACGCCGAAAGCTTGGGCTGACGCACCGTTTTTTATGACCATTGTTAGTAACGTCTGGCTGCTCATATACGCCAACATTAGGGTGAAGTCATTAGCCTGTGTCGGAATGCATGTGATTGCGACGTTTGTGAAAGTCGAATCCACCCCGGTGTTAGCCGGCACTGTAATAGAAACCGTGCTTACCATATTTGCGGGGCAGGAACCTGTATTAGCGAAAGTTCCGTTCATAATCATAAGCCCGCTTATGAACTTGTTAACTACAACCCCGCTAATCACAGTTCGCGAGTTAATGCCTCCGCCGATTACAGCAGGATCGGCGCCCGCATTGAAGTCGTTATACATCACACGCCATGCGCCCCAAACCCCGTTAACCTGTATGCGTTCGGCGCGAATAGATTGCGTTATCCCGTATGCTTCTTGGTGTAAATACCCTGCACCGTGAACTGTGTTCCTCAAGAAAAGAGCATTACCCGAAAAACTTGGAGGCCCGTTTGTAAATGTACCGTTAAGGGCGTAGATCATTGCAGTTACGAGGAGGTTACAGTCGGCACCGTTCCCCACAACCTGAGCAATACCGCCATTCCACCCAGCATGACCGACCGTTAGTACCTCGCCAGCTTTCACGCTGTCGCGAAATGCCTTCGGCAGCCCCAGAGCGCTCTGCGCCGCAGCTTGCGTCGTTGCGCCTGTTCCACCACGCTCCAATGGCACCGGCGCAGCGGGTGTGCCAATCCCCTGATAGATCTCCAAGGTCATCGCATTTATCTTTGAACTCGCCACGCGGGGCGTGTCGCCACCGAGACCTGTAGGCGGCGTACCGAGAATAATTTCTTGTCTTGCCATGGCTTTCTCCAGGCGAAAAAATACCCGCATAGCGGGTGGTGTAGATCAATTGGTGAGTGTGGTGAGCGCTCGATCAGGTGCCGGGAAGTCTGGCGAATACCGCGCCGGGCATGCCCATATTCGACCACGCGCCAAGCGCCGTTACACCAAACACCTGTAGGCACGACTGGGAGTAGTTGAACCTTACGCCGATAGGTGTCCAGTTAATGTGCGTCGGGGTCAATAAGCCTCGCGAGAACGGGTTGATCATGAAGTACTCGTCAGCGAGCAGGGCTGCGGTCAGGGAGTTGCGCCAGTAATACCCGTTTGCAATTGGGTTTATCTGCACCTTGCCCTGGAATGACCACGAGCTACTTGCCTTTGTGAAAAGTACCGGTGTGGCGCCAGAGTCGAATATCACAGAACTGTTAGCGTCCCACATTCTCAATCCATAATCTGCCTTTGTTATTGATGCAAAAACGGCTGCAAACCACTTTCCATAAGGCCTATAGTCGATATTGATCGTGGTCAGTACAAACCCAGTCCAGTTCCCCGGACCGCCAGAAATAGTCATCCCGGTGTATAAATCATCTGGTCTGTCAGGGGTATTCCTGATGAAGATGCACGGAGGCTCAGGCGTTGTTATCGCCGACGGGAATGTAACGTAGGCAGTTGAGCTTCCCGAAGCCTGATAAGTCCCGTTGTATAGCGCGCATAGTCTTGGCTGTTCTGAGTCGATCTGAACGTAGTTACCGTCATTTACAACCGATAGGCCGAAATTCAATTTTTAAACCTCATTACCAAAAGCCTGAACTGAATGCTTGTGCTAAACCAATCGGTCTCTGCTGGGTTTTTATTTCTCACCTGAACAACGCCCGGCGAAACAGTCATATAAGGCAGGGCGCTGCTACAGTATTGGTTCGCAGCTGCAACTGTCGGAAGTACGACAGCAGTACAGTTCGCAGGATCAAACCCGGGGATGGACACCGTCACCACAGGGGTGACGGCCAGGTTGTAGAGCGCATTGTGCAGCACCTGATAGGTGTAGCTGTCGGTATCCATTTCGAGCACGCCATTCGCGCTCCACGTCCTCACTCCATAGGTCATGGCGAAAGTCTCCCCACCAATACACGCAGAAGCTCGTTGATGTCGTACACCGCAAGGCCATCGTTATTGAGCAGCGTCGAGCCACCGGTGCCAGCGCTGCGAAGCGTGAACGTGCCGGCCTTGACGTTGATTTCCAGCAACGGCCGCCCCTTGGAGTCAACCGCTTCAGATCTCAGCGTCATTCCCAGAATGATCTCCTGGATGAATGCCTTGTTGATGACCGCTTGGTTTATGAAGACCTGGCCACCACTCACCACGAATGGCGTTATCAGTTGCCCGCTCACCTCATCCACAATTGCGAAGCGTTGAGCGAACGCGAGGATCTCCGATGTATTGCCGTCAGAGCCCAAGGAAAGCCCTGCCATTACCTTCTTGCCGTTGCTGGTGGTTTCGGCCTTGATTGTCGTCATCGCCGAAACCTTACCGTCGGTGGTGACTTGGGCCTTGCTGACGACCTGAATAGCTGCCGAGTTATCACCGGCTACCGCCTTAAGGGTTTTGATCTCTTCGGCAGTGGCTGCTTTGTCAGTTGCCATGGCTGTCTGGACGGTCGTGATGCTTGCCGCGTTCGCCGCCACGTTCGCTTCGACAATATCTGTACGCTGCGACTGCGCGAAATCCCGCTCAGCAATTGCGGACATCAGCGACCAGGCCCCGGCCGAGGCGGTGTCATCACCCGCACTGCCCTGCTCCGAGCCTGCAGAGT